GGAAAAGCCTCCTGGTCGGTGGTCGGCCGGGAGGCTGAGACAGTGCGCCCGAGATCGAAGTTGCGGTCCGGTCGGATTCTTTGCGAGAGAAGGAACCGGTCTGCCTCGCAACGGGCGCGAAGTCTGTGTCCTCCCGAGATCGAAGTGGCGGTCCGGTGTATCTCGGCTTCAATCGAAGTAACCGGGGTGCCTCGCAACGGGAGTTGCATTCAGTTGTGGGGGACCAGAGATCAAAGCGGCCTCGGAACATTAGGTGCTCTGCCATTGAGCTACGAAGTCCGAGGACTCCGGCGGGACTCGAACCCGCAACCACCCCATTACCAGTGGAAGTAACCGACGCCTGCGCAACTGGTCCGGCTGCCCACCCTACGGAAGGGCGGACACGGTGTCTATTTCCTTCTGTCGACTTACTTAAACCGCAGAGCGTCTGATCATGGCTGGTTGCGGTACCAGTACCAGGCCAGGCCCACATACGCTCCGGCGAGCCCGAGTCCGGCGCCGATGATCACGCCGACCGTCACTGCGGCCCATTCCGGCATCACGACCACTCCTGAGAGGCGAGCAGGGCTCCGGCGGCCCACACGGCCGGACCGGTGAGCCCCGGAACGGGAACGCCGTACGTGAGGTCCACGACGGCCGTGAGGGCTCCGGCGATCCACCCGGACGCGCACCACGGACAGCTCACCAGTTCGGCGAGCCAGAACGGCGATGCGTCCCGGCGCTTGACGTAGCGCTGGTGCAGGCCGTCGTCCGGGTCGTAGCTCCAGCGATCCCGCAGGCGCCGCTTGTCGACTTGGTTGGCCGCGCCATAGCGCTCCAGCTCGGGCAGAGTGAGGGGGCGCCAGCCCCCGGCGAGGCGGTCCCGCATCCACAGCACCGGCGGAAACGTGTCCTTCGTGACCAGGCGCGTGGCGCGGTACACGGTCAAGCTCATGAGAGTGAAGACGAACCAGTCAGTCAATGGTCTGTGCTCCTTGATCGAGGGAGTGCCCGTCCCGTACGGACGTGGAGGTGGTACATGGCCGGGCACTCTCGTGATGGAGGATGCCCGGCCGGGATGATCGGTTCCCCTTACGGAGCGGGAGTCTTGGCGACGAGAACACCGGGCGGGGACACCGAGGCGGGGACAGGCGCCGTTACCTTGTCCCGGACCCACACGCCGATGAGCAGCATGATCGCGCCGACTACCTTGGCCTGGAGTTCGGCGTCCCAGTCCAGTCCGAAGTACGAGAACAGTGAGACACCTGCGGTCACGAGGCCTGCGAGAGCTGCGAGGATCCCATCGCCGACCTGAATGGCGACGACCAGACCGAGCGCGGCTGCCACGACGGCGGTGACGATGGACTGGAGCTGTGCATCGAAGTTGAGGCCGAACGCAGACAGGATCTGCCACAGCGCACCGAGCGCCGCAAGCCAGACCGCCGGTTCTCTGCCGTAGATCTTCCCCATGGGGGTCCTCCGAGGATCACGTGAGGGAGTTGAACACTCCGCCGAGAGTATGCACCACACCGCCCAGCCAGCCGTTCGCGAGCAGTACACCGAGCATCAGCGCGGCGACGGCCGCAACCAGGACGGACCTGTGCCGGTTGATAAGGAACCCGGCGAGGAAGATCAGCAGCGCTCCGGTGAGGGTCATCTCCATGCGATTTAGGTTATCCCACCTGGCGGGCCATGGCTGCCATGCCGGTACCGCCCTGGGTGACGGTCGCGGTCAGCTTGACGATCCTGTTGTGCCACGCAGGCCACACCATCGCGTCCAGGCGGTCCGGAGACCAGTCCAGCTCCGGATACCAGGTACAGAGCTGGCTCTCCAGCTCCTGGTGTACGCCGACCATGTGCCAACGGTTCTGTGCCGTGAGCGCACTGACGGGCTGCGCCCGCACCACCTTGCCGCGCGTTGCACGCACCATGCGGATCGGGATGTTGATCCCCATCATGTCGGCTGCGGAGCGGATGGTGGAGATGGCCATGTCCCCGCCGAAGTTGACCTCCACGGCGATATCGTCGGCCTCGAACTCGACGGCTGCCTCGACCGCAGCGCGGCCCCAGCCCTCCGGCTTCAGATGGACGGTGCGATCCCCGAGCACGTAGCCGTGTGCAAGGGGGGTGCTGCGCTCCTTGCCGTTGACCGTACGCAGGTGCTCTTGCATGGCCTTGCCGACAACGACGATGCCCTGTTCTCCGGCTCCGCCGGATGGGTCCACGCCGACGGTGATGCGGGCCAGCTTGATCCGTTCCATGTCCGACACCTGGAGCCGGGACGCGTTCAGGTGCGCCCGGGTCCACAGGGCGTTGGAGTCCTCGTCGAGGATCTCCGCCATCAGCTCCTGACGGCCGAGGTCCGTACCCTCGTACTCTTCGAGCAGGGCGTTGCGGATCTCTTCCTGGAGGTGGGGATTGTCGTACATGGACGCGCGGGACATGACGACGTTGGAGTACCCACCTGTGGCGAGACGTTTGATAAGGGGGCGCGGCTTCGGAGTCGTACTCGCGACCCAGTGCGGCCGGGGACCCGTTCGCAGACCGAAACGCATCTGCGCCCAGGCATCGTCGAGATAGCGCCACGCAGCCATCTCCTCCAGCCACGCGAGGCAGTTGGATACCAAGAGACCGTCCGCAAAGAACTCGTGATCGTGTTCAACCGTCAGGTCAAACACCCGGGCGACGCGACTGGTACGCGACGACCGAAGTGCACCGGCGTGAACAGGTACGGGTCGGCGCCCGACGCTGGCACTCGAACCCCCCGCCGCACACGCAGCACACCCGTTCTTCCCGTGTCCGTGAAGGCGCCGCAGCCTCCCGGCAACCGGGGCAGTAGCGTGCTCCGGCGGTAGCGCGCGACTGGAAGCCCTCACCGCAACGGCCACAGGTGAACTCTCTGTACTCAGCCTTGGCCCAGGTGGCCCGGCCACCCTTGCTGTGCCAGTCCTCGCCGCGCTCCCCGCCATGCTCGTGCCAATGCTCACCGGGGCGCAGCAGCACGAAGTTGTCGGCCCGGTTGTTCCGCTTGTCGTGGTCCTTGTGATGCACGTGCATCCCGGCCGGGATCGGCCCGACCTCTTTGATCCAAATCCACCGGTGCAGCAGTCCGCGTCTGCTGTTGCGGTAGTACGGGTCTCGCTTGCTCGGGTACCAGCGGACCCCGTCGTACTCGATGTAGTTGGCCACGTAAACACAGTACCCGTTGACGGAACGAGAGACGCCTCCGTCCAGCCCTGATCCGTGGCCACTTTGTGGTCCGGCGTGAGCCATGTGGACCCAGCTGCGTGGTCGTACCGGCGGACATCCTTGATCCCGTTGTCCCAGACCTTGAGTACCCTGCGCAGCCCGTTGCGCGTCCAGACCCAGTCCCCGGGCCGGATGGTCTCAATGGGGCGCTCACCGTCCGCCGTACGGACCAGGGTCCCTTCTGCCGCGCACCTGTTACCGCCCGAACGCAAACGCTGGGTGTCCTCTTGGGTGTTGGCGCCGAAGAGTTTGGCTACGGAGCCGTTGGGCCACTTGACGATCGTGCCGCCCGTGGAGTTGACCATCCGGGCCCCGGGGGAGTGTGCGCTCAGGCCTGACGGCCCGCTGAAGCAGGACGTCGCCGCGTCACCCAGGGTGGGCGCGATGATCCCGATCCAGTGCGGCACGGGACCGGGCATGCAGGGGGGCCCGTAGACGTGGTCGTGCACGTACCGGGCGCAGGCATCGGTCTTGCCCGCACCTCGACCTGCGAGCAGCAACCACCCGTACCAGCCGCCGGGAGGAGGCACCTGGTGCGGCAGGGGGGTCCAGCGAGGCTCCGTGAGTGTGCGCGCGTGCGTGATGAGACGGTCGGCCGCCCTCCGTCGGCGCACTGCGCGATCACTCATGCGGAGAGTATGCCCCGGGGAACAGGGCGAGGCTCCCGGACGGCCATCCGGGAACCTCTATGAGTGGGCGAAGCGGGACCAGGTTACATGCGGGTGCCCTCGATACCGGGAATCCTCAGCACCTGACCCGGAAATATCAGATCGGGGTCGGCGACGCGGTCCCGGTTGACTGCGAAGATGCGCGGCCAGGTGGTCCCGTAACGGGGGGCGATCTTACTCAGCCAGTCCCCGGAGCGGACCGTGTACGTCTCGCCTGAGGCCGGGGCCGAACGGGGAGCGACGGACTCGCCCCGGGGAGAAGCCGTGGACGGTCCGCTCCCGGCCTCGGAGACGTCGGCCGACCCGTAGGGCCGCACAGCCCCGGCGATCGTGCCTCCGGCCCGCTGGAGCTCGCTGTAGCCCACACCGCCGTTAGGGTGATGGCTCGCAGTGTCCACGGTGCGCCCCGAGCCCACGTACAGGGCCACGTGGTCCGCATAGGAGCTGAACGAGTAGATCACGAGGTCTCCCGGCTTGAGCTGGGACAGGGAGACCCGGGGCAGGCTCGTCAACTGGGCTACGGCCGTGCGGGGGATCCTCACTCCGGCATGGAGCCATGCCTGGGACGTCAGGCCCGAGCAGTCGAACCGCGTCGGCCCGTTCCCGCCCCACAGGTACGGGGCCGCACTGATCTTGCTTATCGCGTACGCCACCGCCGTCGCTGCCCGGGACTGGGTCAGATTCCCGTTCTGGCGAGGAGCCGACTGGAACTGGGGAGCCGGACTGTCCCGGCTGAGTCCCGCCCGGGGGCCGCACACCGGCCACGCTCCCGGACCCTGCGATGCGAGCACCTTCTCCGCCACGGTGATCTGCTGTGCCTTGGTCGCCAGGTCCGCCCGAGGGGCGTACCGGGTCCCGCCGTACGCTGCCCAGGTCGACGGGCTGAACTGAAGCCCCCCGTAGTATCCATTCCCGGTGTTGATCGTCCAGTTGCCGCTGGACTCGCAGTCCGCCACCTTGTCCCAGGTCTGGACCGTCGCGGCCGATGCTGGGCTGCCACCTCCTACGGTGAGGGCGGTGGCAGCGGTGCTCACCCCCACGGCGGCTACGAGCGCGGCTCGTGCCTTGGTCTTGGGTTTCCTGTGCGCGGCCATATGACCACCTCCGGCCCAGCACCGTAATAGTCCAATCCCGGATCACCAAGTTCTGGCCAGAACTACAACAGGTAGCCTCGTCGCCTCGCCTCCTCGACGGCTGCCTTCCGGCGCTCCCCGTGAGCGTGGTGCAGGACGTCCAGCTTGCGATAGACGATCATGAGCCTGGACGACACAGACGACCCCGGGATGGGGGTGCCGTTCTTACCCAGGGTGCGGCCCGCTTCGGCCAGCGATGTGCCGTCGGCGACGGCCGCCAGCGTGCGATGTTCCAGCTCGGTGAGGTCGGTGGTCCCCCACCGCCGGGGACGCTTCGCAGGCTTGAACGGGGGTACCGGGCGCAGCAGCCCGCGTCGCCGTCCCTCCTCCACGGCCGCACGGAGTTTCGTGTTCTGATGCAAGTGGGCGACGTCGAGTTTGCGATAGAGGGACGTGCGCACGTCATCGAGGACCCGGCGCGAGCACCCCCACTTGTCCAGGGTCTGCTTGAAGGTGCGCCCCGAGTCGAACGACTTGAGCAGCCTCAGTTCGGCCTCGGTCAGCGGTTCCGGACGGGATGCCACCTTTCCGGTCCGCTCCATGAACCCGGTGTGCCACTTACGGCACGCAGCGCATGCTTCCTCGTGGCGGCCGTGGTGCGCGCGGTACCCGGCTTGCGTTCCGCACTCCAGGTACGGGCCGATCAGATCAAGCTGGCATGCGATGTAGATGGCCTGCTCCATGCGCCGGGCGCGCAGCTTCTCACACACGCGGGTATTGACCGACGGCGACGAGCCGGAGCCCATGAGCCTGAACGCTTCCCGGGGTACGTAGCCCTGACAGATGTACCAGAGGTACGCGTGCTCCCGGGGCGAGAGCGGGTCGACGTCGGCAGGGAGCCGAATGGGTTCACGGGTCATGGTCGGGGTTCCTTGGTCTCGGCAATGGAGAGGCGCCCTCCGGTCCCCGGACGGTCCGTGACCGTCGCCCCTTCCGGAGGGCGCCTGGGGCTCCTGCGTACCGGAGGGAGCCACCACCGCCGGGCCGGAGCCTCTACCTAGGGTTTACCTAAATCGGCCCGGGTCCAAACCGGCTCGTCAGACCCGGCGCAGCAGGAAGACGATCAGAAGCACCACGAGAATGATCATTAGTAGTGTCCACAGATCCACGGGGATCACCTCCGGCAGACCGGGTACCCCATCGCCGGGCCACACAGGCCGGACCGTATAACTACGCGTCCTCCGGGCCCTCGGTATCGCTGATGACTTCGCCCTCGATGACGCGCAGGTGGGCTCCGGCGGCCTCCAGCACCCGCTGACGGACGGCCGGTTCGAGTTCGGGCACGGCCGCGAACCCCGCCAGAATCGCCTCCACCACGTCCACCGACTCTTCGTCGACCCGGCGCTCCAGCGCAATGTCGATCTTCTCCCGGGCGTTGGTCCCCTCCAGCCGGGCCTGCTGTTCCTCCAGCGCGCGCAGCTGCGCCAGCGCGGCGAGTACGGGAGCCTCGTCCCGCAGGGGGTTGCCCGCCCCGTCCTGGACGATCTCACCCTGGTACAGCACGTAGTGCGTACGGGTGATCACACCATAGAGCTGACGGCGAATGTCATTGAGGCGCAGCGAAGCTGCGGTCAGCTTCTCCTCAATCGCCTGGTCCGCTCGCTTGCGGTACTCCTTGAGCGCGCGGTGGATGTCCATGCCCACCTGCGCTTCAATCTGAATGAGATTGAGGTTGGGGTTGTGGCGCCTGTACTCGTCCTGCATTTCGACGGCGATCATCTTGTGCGTGAGACCCCGGTTGGCGAGAGTGACCGCCTTCCACCGTCGGGCCTCGACCACAGCATGATCACCATTGTGATACGGGCTGCTCATGATCTTAACTCCCCTCGGTGTTAACGGATCACTCCCTTGGTCCGTTCACGGTAATCGATAGCCTTCTGGACCTCCTCCGCTTCGCTTCCGCACCTGGTCATCGCGGTGCGCACCCGGATGCTGATCATTCGCTCTGTCCTCTCCGGCTCCCCTGCGGGAACGGCGGACCGCCCGACTGGAGGTAGATCCCGGCTTCGTGGTGCGCACGGGTGCAGCACACCCGGCAGTGCCTACAGAACGGGCGGAGCCGTGAGCGCCAGCTGAGCCGAGCTCCGCACCAGGTGCACTCCTTGATCATGCCTCAGTCTCCCAGCCCCACGAGAGGGAAAGCCTCGCGGATGCGGTCCGCGATGTCGGCCGGGGTCATCTCCGTCACGTCAAGATCGAGGTACATACGGAAGCCGGGCCGGTGCTCCGAAGTCTGGGTGAGGAACCAGTCGGCAATCCGGTCGGCCCGGGTACCGGCGCCCTTGCGCCAGCTCGGGTTCTGTTTGGCTCCGCGTTCCTTCCAGCGCTGGGTCAGAAGCTCCTCATCGGCTGTCAGGCGGACGAGCGTGACCGCCGCGCCCCCTTGCGCCAGGTGCCCTAGGAACGGACGCGTAGCCAGCCGTGAGCCCTCTCCGAGAGCGAAAGGAACGGACAGGGTGCCGAGCCATGTAATGGCCCGGGGCGAGATGTCCATAGCTAGGGCATCGGTACCGGAGAAGGTCTCCCGGGGGACCCCGAGCTCCACTCCGGCCATGCGACCTGTGACCGGGTGCAGCATCCGCACGTGAGGCACGGGAACCGTGCGGTGCACCTCTTTGTCCCAGCGCGCGGTGAGCTCGCGGGTGGCGGTGGACTTGCCGACCCCAGGAGGACCGACGATGTACAGCAGGCTCCCGATCATGGTCAGCACTCCAGGGTGAGCGGGGGCCGCCAGACGTTGCCGTCTCCGGCCGTGCCCGGGGTCTCGGTGTAGGCGAGGGGAACGAGGAGTGTCTTGGCGGCCGTCTCGTTGCGGGTGCCCAGCCACAGGTCGAGAACCTGCCAGGGCTTGCCGTCCAGCACCGAGACGGTACGTACCTGACCTCCGCAGGAGTTGGGGCTGAACAGACGGCGTC